TCCCTTATCACTTTGGCTTTTGACCCTTACGAGGATACTCATCAGCCGTCTAGACGGTGGGATAGACCACGAAACAACCGAGTCCAATTAAGACTCACAACTTTTTACGTAAAGGGACAAGTAAATATACACTTAATTTTTAAAGAAAAATGGCTAATGCTAATCAGGTAGCTTTAGGTAGAAGTAATCTATCTACAGGTACTGGTTATGGTGGCGCAACAGATAAGTATGCGCTCTATTTAAAATTGTTCTCAGGAGAGATGTTCAAAGGCTTCCAGCATGAAACTATTGCTAGAGATCTTGTAACTAAGAGAACACTGAAGAACGGCAAATCATTGCAGTTCATCTACACAGGTCGCATGACAAGCGATTTTCATACGCCTGGAACCCCTATCTTAGGGAATGCTGATAAGGCACCTCCAGTAGCTGAAAAGACCATCGTTATGGATGATCTACTAATCAGTTCTGCATTCGTTTATGACCTAGACGAGACACTTGCTCACTACGAATTGAGAGGAGAAATATCTAAGAAGATTGGATATGCTCTTGCTGAAAAATATGACAGATTAATTTTCCGTTCTATTACAAGAGGAGCTAGATCAGCATCTCCAGTTTCTGCAACAAACTTTGTAGAACCCGGCGGAACACAGATCAGAGTTGGAGCAACAACTAATGATTCTGATGCTTATTCTGCTACAAATCTAATTAACGCTTTCTATGACGCTGCTGCTGCAATGGATGAGAAAGGAGTTAGTGGTGATGGCAGATGTGCTGTACTTAACCCACGTCAATACTACTCTTTGATCCAAAACGTTGGTTCAAACGGTCTAGTAAACAGAGACGTTCAGGGTACTGCATTACAAGGCGGTAACGGTGTTATCGAAATAGCTGGAATCCACATCTACAAATCTATGAATATTCCATTCTTAGGTAAGTATGGTGTTGCTTACGGCGGTACAACTGGCGAGACTTCTCCTGGAAATCTTGGTTCTTTCATTGGACCTACACCTGAGAATGCTAATGCTACTGGTGGAGTAAACAACGACTACGGTACTAACTCTGAGTTAGGTGCTAAGTCTTGTGGACTTATCTTCCAAAAGGAAGCTGCTGGTGTTGTTGAAGCTATCGGACCACAAGTACAGGTAACAAACGGAGACGTTTCTGTAATCTACCAAGGTGATGTAATCCTTGGACGCATGGCTATGGGTGCAGACTACCTAAACCCAGCTGCTGCTGTTGAATTATATGTTGGTGCTTCTGCTCCTTCAGGATTCTAAATTTATACATTTTATACGGGACCTTCGGGTCCCTTTTTTTTTATGACAACTCCCACAACAATAGATACCGAGACCGAACTCTCCGCCGTAAATACAATACTGGGAGCTATTGGTCAATCTCCGGTAACAACATTAGGTACAGTAACTTCAGATACTACTAATTCTGCTACTGAACTTGCCAATACTTTTGAGAACCCAGAGATAGCACTTATATATCAGATACTTAAAGAATGTAATGTAGATGTACAGAATGAAGGCTGGACATTTAATAGAGAAGATCACGTTACATATTACCCAGATGCAACTACTAAGGAAATAACAATACCTACAAATGTTTTAAGAATGGATTCAGAAAATCCTGAAGATAAAACTGTAGTTCCTATTAGAAGAAACGGAAAATTATATGACAAGGTAAACCATACATATACATGGGATGTAGAAGAAATTTATTTAAATGTAGTTTTTCTATTTCCTTATGAAGACATCCCTTCAGTATTTAAAAGATACATAACTTACAAAGCAGCCGGTAGAGCAGCTACTCAGATGATTACTAACTCACAATTAGTACAACTGATAGCAACTCAAGAACAAATGGCTAGAGCTGCATGTATGGAATATGAGTGCAATCAAGGCGACTACAACATGTTAGGCATGCCACATAACACACATTATTCAACATATAAACCTTACAGAGCATTGCAAAGATAATGTCAACAGTAACCCAATTAATACCTAACTATGTTTTAGGTATCTCAGAGCAGCCTGATGAACTTAAATTAGCTGGACAAGTTAAAGACTTACAGAATGCTATCCCAGATGTAACATTGGGTTGTGTTAAACGTCCAGGAAGTAAGTATGTCACTAGGATTACACCAAACAGTGGAACTCTTAGTTGGTTTCATATTTACAATGATTCAGATAATCAGTACATAGGTAATGTAAGTACATCAGGTGTATTTCAAATTTGGAGAACAAGTGATGGTGCCGTCATACCTGTTGATTATTCAGGTGTTACAGGATCTAATGCTGCAACCTATTTAAGTGGTTGGACAGATTCCACAGATATACAAGCTTTAACTATTAATGAAAATACTTTTTTTACTAATAGAACAAAAGTTACAGCGATGAAATCAGGCACATCTGATAAGTCACCAGCTGTTGTAAATGAAGTGATTATTGAATTAAAAACTATATCTTATGGTAAACAATACGCTTTAAATATATATGATCCGGCAAATCCAGGAACTCCAATAACTGAAACAAGAGCTACATCAATAGCAGCAAGAAATGATTTAACTTCGAATAAACCAAATGATGGTTCTTGCCAAGCAATGACCAGAGAAGTTATAAATGCTACTGCATCAGGAAAGTCAAATTTAAGATATGAAATTGATCTTAGATGTATTCCTGTAGTTGACCCTGCAAATATAGGTGGTACAAGTTCTGGACCTCAATACAATGATTCCTATACAGAATTTGCTAAATTACAGTTTGGCGGAGAAGGTTGGACAACAGGTAATACACATAGTTACACAACTGAAAAAGGTGGGACTGGAACTATAGAGGTTAAGAGTCATACAACTATGAGATCTTCTGCAAACATTGCAGCGGTACGTCCTCCAGCTACATCATCTAGTGCAGACGAAGCAGTTACAGCTTCAGGAATCTTGGGTGATATGAAATCATCATTAGATGGAATAAGTGGTACTGGAATTACAGCAACTATTACTGGTAACTGTTTACATCTAACAAGATCTACACCATTCGCTGTAAGTACTCCTGAACCTCAGTTAATGAATATCATTACAAGTCAGGCTAATAATATTGGAGATTTACCTACTAATTGCAGACATGATTATGTTGTAAAAATTGTAAATAGTGGAGATGATGATGATGATTTCTATTTAAAATTTAATCAAACTAATGCTGGAACAGGCAATCAAAACTATTTTGGTGAAGGTGTATGGGAAGAATGTCCAGCTCCTGATTTAGAAATTGAAATAGATAAAGATACTATGCCAGTAAGACTCATTCGAGAACTTCCTGGAAATACATATACAAATGGTAGGTTTATATGTCAGTCAATTGATTATGCAAAACGAGATGTAGGTGATGACAACACCAACCCTGTGCCTAGCTTTATAGGCAGTCCGTTGCAGAAGATGTTGTTTTTCAGAAATAGATTAGTTGTTTTAAGTAAAAATAATGTCATTACATCTAAGACTAATAATTTCTTTAATTTCTTTAGTACATCAGCAATGACAGAAACGTCAGCTGACCCTATCGATTTACAAGCAAGTTCTACTTTCCCAACAACTATCTTTGATGGTATAGAAGTTAACTCTGGTTTATTACTATTTAGTTCTAATCAACAATTTATGTTCACTACGGATAGTGACGCATTGACTCCAACAACAGCAAAAGTTAACTATCTATCTTCCTATAACTTCAATCCTAAAACAGTCCCATATTCAATGGGAGTAACTTCTGGCTTTATAAATAGCACTGGAAAAAATTCCAGAATTTTTGAAATGGCAGATATAAAAAGAGAAGGTGAACCTACTGTTTTAGAACAAAGTAAACTTGTATCTAAAAAACTGCCTATTGATTTAACTCTACCTACTACCTCTAGGGAAAATAGTCTCTTACTTTTAGGAGCAAAAAATTACAACGAGGTTTGGGGATTTAGATTCTATAGTGATGGTGAAAAACGAGTGCAATCTGCATGGTTTAGATGGTCACTATCTGGTGATTTAGTTCATCATGTAATTTTAGATGACGTTTATTATCTTGTAGTTAAAAACGGTACTGAATATATTCTTGAATCTATAGATGTTAAAAAACAAGATGATACAAAAATAATTGGAACAGAAAACTATCCAATACATTTAGACAGACATACACAAATGTCTGCTTTATCATCAGGTTCTTATAGTGCTAGTACTAAAAAAACTACATTTGCCAGACCTACAGGTTTTTCAAGTACAGCTCAATTAGCTGTTTACAATCATAATTCTGGTGCTGATATTGGTAGATATGCTTTAGCAACTGCTAACGGAAGTAATTTAGAACTTGAAGGAGACTGGACTGGGACTACATTTATGCTTGGTTATTTATTTGATTATCTTATAGAACTGCCAACTATATATGTAACACAAGCTACCGGTGGAAAGAGTAGATCAGATACTAGAGCATCTCTTGTAGTACACAGATTAAGATTTGCATTTGGTGCCGTAGGAAATATAGATACAACAATTAAACGAACAGGAAGAGTTGACTATACAACAAACTTTAGTGCAGCTGAAGTAGATGCTATTGACGCAAACGAATTACCAATAGTAGAAGATCATATACAAACTATTCCTATATACGAAAGAAATACAAACTTAAACATACAAATTAAATCAACCCATCCTTCTCCAGCTACACTCCATTCGATGAACTGGGAAGGAGATTACAACCCACGATATTATAGACGTGTCTAAAGTAACAATCCGCCCAGCTACGAAAGAAGTAGCTTTAAAAGTTGCTCATAACTTACGTTCAGACGATTATCGAGAATTAGTTGAGGGTCATGGATTACTACCCAGTATCCATCTCCCTCTTTTTTTAAATTCTGGAGAGAATATCTATTTCACTATGCCAAACGGCAAGACTGCTGGCATGGCTGGCGTGAATGAAGATGGAAGAATATGGATGTTATGTACACCAGTCATCCATACATATCCATTTGCATTTTCTAGAGAAGCTAAAAGATGGATAGATAAACGAACTGAACCGCTGTTATGGAATATTTGCGATAAGCGCAATACAGCACACCTAAGACTATTAAAGTTTTTGGGCTTCAAATTTCTTCGAGAAGTTTTGCATGGTCCAAATTATTTACCATTTATTGAATTTTGTAAAATACCATGTGCGCAAAAGTAGGAAAACTAAGTGCTGGGCAAAGTGCCGGTATCGGATTTGGTCTCGATACTCTCGGACATCTTGCCGGATATAGCCAAGAAAGAAAAGATGTTGCACGACAAAATGATGCAATACGTAGACAAAACCAACTCGCCATAAACTCTTATAACACTAAAAATCGTAATGCAAAAATTGCATGGAATAACGATAAACAAGATAGTGATATTGCAGTTGATAACAAATGGCGTGAAACCAAAGATGCTATAGCAGAAGCTCAATTACAAGCACGAGAAAGTGCTGGTAAATCTGCAATAGCGCAACAACAAATACTAACCAAAATGATCAATGCCGGAGCTGGGAGAGAGCAGTCTGGTAGAAGATCAGGAAGAGGTGGCATAGCTGAAGCTGGAGCAAAATGGGCTGCTCAGGGAGCTGCTGCTGCATTCTCTAGAGACAGTGCAATCTTATTCCAAGATAAAGCTGGAAGAAATTTAGCTTCATTTGCTCAAGGTAAATACGTTGAATATATAACTGGCAGACCTAGCCCTGAAGCTCCTCCAATACTAGAGTCCTACAGGCAAGGTCCTAGTTTTTTTAATACAGCTTTAAAGATTGGTCAATCTGGTTTAAACAGATATAACCAGTACAAAGAAAATACCAACAAACCAGGCTGGAACAACGTTTTGCAGTCTCCGAATCAGGATCAAAACCAAGGATCAGGAACTGGTATACAAAATATGCCTTATACACCTAGTGAAGATAGTCCATCTATTTCTGGACAATTAACAACTATGGAAGTGCCTTCTTATAGTGCACCAATTTTTGGTGGAGATAAAAGTCTACTTCAAGGTGAAATGGATGATTACTTTGATACAAAATCAACGACAAATTGGGAAAAAGGTTTAGGTATTAGCTATCAAGACACATTTGGATTAGGAGGTAAATAATGTCATTACGAAATACTTTAAACAACCTTACACAAAGTGAACAAAATAATGCATCTCGTGCACAAAGGTTTGATCAAAACGCGATTGCATTTGAAAGGCAAAGAGATATAGCAAAATTAGATTCTATTAAAGGTTTTTCAAAATCATTAGATACCTTTGTACAAGATAAGTACAAAAGAGATGATGCCCAAATTCAACAGGAACAAGAATTAAAAGTTGCTGAAGAACATTTAGAAGCTAAAGAACAAACAGGTAATCCTAATATTTCTGACGAAGATTATTTAGATTATGTACAGAATAGAGATACTGTTTTAACTAATGAAAAAGATTTAGCCAAAGCAGCTAATTCTGCACTAGATGAAGGTTCAACTTTTCAGGAAGCTAAACAGATACACAATTTATCTGGAGCAGCTCTTTATTATTATGTAAGAGCAAAGTCAAAAATAGCAGCTGATGGTTATGACGACTGGATAGCTGGCGAAATGAAAAATAATAAAACTTTAAAATTAGAATATAACGGACAAGAATTTACACCACAAACTGCTGACACTTTAACTCAAAAAAAGATTGCCATGAAAGCTCTTAGAAGAGAGTATATGAGGCAGAATGATTTAGGTTCAGTTAACCCAGCACTATTAGATGATGAGTCTGTTGGTTTTTATGATAAAGCTATTGAGTCTCACGACAAGTTATATAAAGAGTATGAAAAAGATGATGCAATAGAAACTGGTATTGATGACAGATTATCAGCAGCTGATGAATTTAAAATAGATAAAAGTTTTGAGTCGTTATTCGGTAAAATTAAAATAACTGCTAAGGAAAGTGGTGAAGGATTTAGTTATTCTGATGCTTTAGATGAGACCTTTGATGTAATTAAAAACTCAGTCTTAAATGGTGATTTAGAAATTGAAGATTTAGAAGCAATTAAAAATCAAAAGATAACTGTAGATGGCAAAGAAACTACTGTTGGTAGATGGAAAACTAGATGGAGAGAACTAGAGACTGAACTAGCAGACGAAGCTAAAAAAATAGCAGAAGCTAGGTTAGATAAATTTATTGCTGCTAAAAAAGAAATAGAAGCTGATTGGAAAGAACTTGAAGTTAGTAGTGAAGACGCAATTAGTGATGAAGATAAAGCTAAATTTATTAAAAGATGGACATCTGAAACAGGAGAGGAAAATCCTCCAACTTGGATGAATGATTATTTAACAGAGGAAGATAATGATGATACAGAAACTTTAGATTTTCATTTAGATACAACAGCTGGAGGTAGAGGTTATCTCATAGAGGCTGATCTATATGGCATGTCAAAAGCTGTTAAGAAAAAGTACAAAGGAAATGTCAAAAAAAGTCAAGATCTATTGGCTGAAAATGCTTTAAAAAAAAAGGCTGACAGAACTATTCATAGTAGATTAAAAACAATTACGACATATTCTGCTGAAGATGCAAATACTGTTTATGATGATGCATTTAATGAAGCTGAAGCAGATTATGAAAATGAGTACTTAGCTGCTCTTTCATATACTGATTCAGCTCAAGCACATGAAATTGCTATAGAGGCGGTTAAAGAAAAGTTTGCTGGCAAAGATGGAAAAGTAACTGAAGATGATATTAGAGGTCCGTATTTCACAACCAAAACAAAAATAGATAAAGCAAGTATTAAACAGCAAGTCAAAGAAAATAGAGAAGTTTGGAGAGCTATTGAAAAAGCTGCTGGCGATTTTGAAGATACTGAAGATATGATGGATTTTTTAAAAAACACTAAATTACCACATGTTGATGAACATCTCAAATTAGCTAGAAATTATAAAAAGTTAGGTAAGAAAAAAGTTCCCGATTACTTTAAAAGAATTGCTCGTAGGTATCCTGATCTTCAAGGTTGGGATATTATGGATGCTCAATTAAAACTAGATCAAAGATTAAAAGGAGAGAAGGAAGAGGGAGCTGGTGAACAGCTGCTTGAAGTAGAGATATTAAAAGATGAAACTCTTAAAGATGTAAATAGAAAACTTACTTATAAATCCAACCAATTCAGTATTTATCAGGCAGGCGTTGATATTTTAGATACTAAAAAATACCTCGATTCTACGGACGAGTATTCGGTATTTAAGTCAACTTTTAATACTGACCAAAACTTAATAATGCCTGGAATTAATTTATCCGGAGTTTAAATGAACGATGAAATAGACTACGCAGCTATCGCACGCGATGCCGGTAAGTTTATGGATCAAAACTTACAAGAAGAATTAGACATACAACCTAAACAACCAATTGTAGAGGAAGAACAAAAAGAAGATGATTCTCAGTATATGGTTGATGGACAAGATTTACGTAATCATCCTCAATACGAATACCTTCGCTTAGATATTCCTTGGCAAGAAGGTGAAGGTGGTTGGGGTTATCAAAAGAATTTTCCTGAAATATATAAAGGGAAAGAAGGCACAATGGAGAATGCCCAAATTTTCTTACAAAGGAAGCATGCTTTAAAAGGCGATATTCCTATGGAAATAAGAAATAGCATCTACAAAGGTGGTATTGATCTTGTTTCATCAGTACTAACATTTCCAGAACGATTGGTAGATATGACACCTTTCGTTGGACAAATGAAAAGAGGTCCTAATGGCGAAATGATTAATCGCTACACAGGTGAAAAATACGAATTAGATTGGGACCCATTAAAGAACGTCAAAGATCCTTGGCAAAATGCTTGGTGGGGAACACTTGTACAGGGTGTCACTAAATATGGTTTAGGTGCTCGTCTTGCAAGAGGAGCTGGTGTTAAAGGGCTAATGAAACAGGAAGCTATTGTTGCTGGTATGTCTGAATATTCTCAAGGGGATAACGTATCAGGACAAATAGCGGAAAGATTACCTTGGACTAAAAATGTATTTGGTGCAATTGCTACTAATGATTATGATTCACCATTAATGCTTACCTTAAAAAATGTTTTAGAAGAACTAACTTTAGGTAAAGTATTTGACCATTTATTAGGAGTACATAATCCAAAAAATGCTTCAGCAATTGTTAAAGCTAGAAATGCTAATGTTGACGATCAAATTATAAAAAAAGGTGCAGCTGAATTAGCTGAAGAACTTGAATACGATAAAACTGTAAGAACTCAACAAGCTTTACCTACTTCAGCTATTACAAAACAAGGTGATGTAATTGATGTTGACGTTATACCAGACCCTGCTGAATTAGCTGGAAGAACAGATGATTTAATTGAAGGTACTAATAAAGTAAAACCAACTACAGCTATAACTAAATCTGGGATGAGAGGGCATAAGAACAAGCCAATAGCCCAGCCTGGACAGGGATCTCCGACATCTAACTATGCTCAAGGCAACCTATTTGGTATTCATAGACAGCTAAATAGAATAGATAATTCAATAGGTGTAGAGAAGAATATAGGATCTACTGATTCTGTTATGTCTCCTTTACAGGCTGAAAAGGCTGCTAGAGATTCTGGATATTCAACTAAGTTTTTACAGCAAAAAGCTAAAGAGTTATTAGGGGAAGAAGGTTTTAAAGCAGAAATGAAAAAACTAAGAGATACTAACGCATCTTTTAGAGAAACTTTTCAACCAGCTTATGACCGTATGCAAGAGATTATGGGTCGTAACCGTGCTGCTGAAACCTCTGAAGAGTTTTGGGAGCCAATACTTAGAGATAAACCAGCGGAAACTGGAACAGGAGCTTGGAGTAAAGAAAGTTATAAATATTGGTCAGAAGAAAATGTTTTAGTAGCTGACTTAGTTATTGGTTCTTTGTTTAAAGAAATGAGGAACCTTGGTATTGCTGGTAAGGAACTTATAGGTGAAGTAGATGTATGGGCTGCTGATGGTTTAATGCAATCTCTAGAAGATAGATTAATTTTCGGCTTAACTGAGGTTAAAAGAGCACGTTACTTTAGTGGTTCTAGTTTACAAAAACTTAAAGGACCAGCTTATGTAAAAGCAGTAAATAAAGCAACTAAACAAATACATGGCGAAACCGTAGATGGTGTACGTCTAATGATGCAGATGATGAAAGATAGTAAATCTGATGAGCTTGCAGAAGCCATATTAGAAGTCTTTCAGGTATCTAATAAAATCCAAAACTGGCAAGATTTCGATGCATTTCTAAGAGCCAAAGTTATGGGTGGTGAGTTTAAGGGCAAACAAAACGTAGGTGCTGTAATTGAAGAACTGCAAAGTTTTATGATTAACAGTATTTTAAGTAGTCCTAAAACACCTTTAAGAGCAATAATTGGTACTACAAGTAATGCCTATTTAAATAGTATTAATCAACTCATAGGTGCAACTATGCGTATGGGTTTAACAGGTGATACAAGATTATTTTCATCATCACTTGCACATACAAGAGGTATGTTTGAACTTATACCTGAAGCTTTAAAAGTATTTAAAACAAACTTAGATGCTAATTTTTCCAAGCCATTAGCAAATGTTAAAACTAGATTTTCTGAATTTGACAGATCTGCTGAAAGAAAATGGAATATGTATGGAAAGGCAGTTGAAGAAAGATTTAGTAAAAACCCTAATAAAGTTAGAGCACAAGCAGATGCGGCTGCATGGAGAATAAGCAACGTAGCTAGAACATTAAATAACAACAAATTATATGGTTGGTCTCCAAGAACATTGGCTTCTATTGATGATACTTTTAGACATTTAATGGGAAGAGCTAAATCAAAAGAGCAGGCTTTTAAACAAGTTTATGATGCTGTTGATTCAGGAACTTTTAAAGAGATAACACCTGAGTTATTAAAGAATGCGGAAGATCTACATTTCAGTCAATACTTTGACGAAGTTGGTGACTATAGCATTGATGCTGACAGAGCTTTGCAATATCAATTTAGAGAGGCAACACTTACTCAAGATATAGATGCGTTTGGTAGGGATTTAGAAGGTTTATTTTCAAAGTTCCCTTTAATCAGACCTTTCTTCTTATTTGCAAGAACAGGTGTTAACGGTCTGAAAATGAACGTAAAAAACATGCCATTAATGAGTTTACTTCTTCAAGAAAGTAGAGTAATTGTTACGGGTACAGCTGCAAAATTAAAGAAAAACCCAGCGTTATATGCCAAATATGGTATTGAAACTATTGATGATTTAAAGCAGGCACAGAACTTATTTGCTGGTAGACAAGCAATGGGTTCAGCTGTAGTTGCAATCGCATCTCAAAAGTATTTAGCAGGCGAACTCACAGGTAACGGTCCAATAAATAGACAACAAAGAGCTATGTGGAGCGATACTGGTTGGGAACGTAAAACAATGTCTTTTGGTGGTGTAAGGATCGGTTATCAAGCTTTCGAACCATTTGACTTAATATTTTCGCATGTTGCTGATGTTGGTGACCACATGAAACTTATGGGTCCTGAATGGGCTGAAGGTCATTTATGGAAACTAGTTAATGTACTTGGACAAGGTATGACAACTAAATCATATCTTCAAGGTATTACAGATCTAGTTGATATAGTTCAACCTGAATCAACCAAAGGTTGGGGAAGAGTTGTCGGGAATATTGCTAATAACTTTGCACCACTTCCTATAGGTGGATCAATGAGAAATGATATTGGTAAAATTCTTAATCCCTATATGAGAGAGCTTAATAAAGATTTAATAGATTCTATAAGAAATAGAAACCTTGCAACAGAGCGTTTAGGTATTAAAGGTTTTACAGGAAAATTACCAGTTAAATATGACATCTTAAATGGTCGACCTCTTAGAGATTGGAACTTTATTGAAAGTATATTTAATGCAGTAAGTCCTGTTTCATTTAGTCTTAAACCAAGTCCTGGAAGAGATTTACTACATAGAGCTGGTTACGATTTAAGAACTACGGTAACCTCTGCGCCAGGAAATTTAAAAGTAAATTTAAATAAGAGTAATGTTGCTAGATCTTTATTCCAACAAGCTATTGGAAATTATAAAGATGGTAAAGGTAGAAATCTCGAAGAAATATTTAATGAGTACGCTGATCCAGAATTATACCCTGAAATAGCAAATTCAATAGCCATGATGCAAGCAGACTTGAAAGCTGGTGAGCGTCAGAATGAACCAAGAAAATATACTCATAATATATGGATTCAAAAAGCATTTGAGAGAGCTAAAAAGAAAGCATGGGCAAGTATTCAAGATCATCCAGAAATAATAAGACTTGTACAAGAAGCTAAAGATCAAAAGATCAGAGATAACGAAGTTAAGAGAAAAACAAGCGCATCCAATTTTCAAGAAAAAGCAACAATAATAAGACAACTAAAAAACAAATAATCCGCCCATAAACAAAACTCTTAGGAGAAAATGGCAATTACATACACCGACAATGGTGGAGGTGCTGCGAATGGTTCCGATCTGGAATTTACGTTCACCTTCCCTGTCCTACAAACTGAAGACGTAAAAGTTGCACTCAACGCAGTAGTGCAAGCGACAACTAAATATGCAGTTGATACTGCAAGCAATCCCACCAAAATAACTTTTAATAACACCAGTATTGACTCAAACGTACAAGAGAGTACTGGTGCTCCTAAATCAGGAGTAACTGTAAGAGTTTTTAGACAAACGACTGTTGGTAAATCCAGCGGTGATGATGATCCAAAAGCTGTGTATGCAGCTGGTTCATCTATTAGAGCAACTGATTTAAACGCTAATACTGAACAAGCATTATATGCAATTCATGAGTTACAAGATCAGCCTATAACTGACCAGAATATTGAAGACGGAGCTATAACTTCTGCCAAAATTCAAGATGGAGCTATTGCAACTGTAGACATAGCTGACAGTGCTATAACTACTGCGAAGATCAATGCAGATGCAATAACTGGAGCAAAGATAGCTGATGACCAGATCAACTCCGAACACTATGTAGACGGAAGTATTGACACACAGCATATAGCTGACAGTCAGATTACCTCTGTAAAAATAGCTGACGGAACTATAGTTGCTGGAGATTTAGCAAGTAACTCTGTTACTACCGCTAAGATAACTGATGCTAACGTGACGACTGCAAAGATAGCAGACTCAAATGTCACTACAGCTAAGATTGCAAACAGTAATGTCACCACTGCTAAGATTGCTGACAGCAACGTTACTACTGCAAAGATTGCGGATAGTAATGTCACAACAGCAAAAATAGCAGCAGACAATATAACAAGTGCATTAATAGCTGACGATCAAATTAACTCAGAACATTATGTTGATGGGTCAATTGATACTCAACATATTGCTGACGCTCAGATTACAAGTGCAAAGTTAGCAGCTAA